GGTGGCGGTCTACATTACATCTATAAGAATCCCGATAGAACTAATATCAAGAACACTGTCGGTTTTGCTGGCTTCCCCGGTGTAGACATAAGAGCTAATGGTGGTTATATCGTGGTGCCACCTAGCCCACATGAATCAGGCAAGCAATATGAAGTCCTTGATGATAGCCCGATAACCCTAGCGCCAGCCTGGTTATTGGTATTAGCCCGCACCAAAAGCACGCCAGTGTTCTCTGGCGATAGTCCTCCCCTTTTGGGGGATAGAAGTAGCCCACCGATACCAGAAGGACAACGCAATGCCACCCTTGCCAGGCTCGCTGGTGCTATGCGTAGGCCAGGGATGACACTGGGCGCCATGACAGCAGCCTTGCTGGAAGAAAACCAAGCAAGATGCCAGCCGCCACTACCAGAAGCCGATGTTAAACGGATAGCTACTAGCATTAGTCGTTACCAGCCTGAGGATTTGTTTGTTGAGGATGAAGAAGCGGAACAATCTCAAAAACTGAAAACACCCCCTAAAACTGAAAAACACCCCCAAAAACTGAAAAAGGGCTTAGAAACTGTAGAAACTGAAAAGACTGAAATCACTGAAAAGAAAACTGAAAAGATTTCCAGAGGGAAATTTGTCTGGCAAATGGTGGATAGATGGCTCGAAGAACACACTGGAGAGACGTTCGACTTAGATACGGTATGCCGCCACCTGAATTTTCAGAATCCCCTTGATCGAAGTCATGTTTCAAAGAAATTAAATTATGAGGTTTTTCAGCAAAAACTCGAAAAATCAGACCGCCTCTATATATATATAAATAAAACGATAGTTAGTATAGACTGGTTAAACGCTAGTACGTGTGAGCCATTAGCAGTTAGTTGGCCTTGCGACTTGGATTCTCATACTCAGTTTGGCTTTGATGGGCAGGTGGTGGTCTCGTCGGGGGATATTATTGTCATTGCAGGGGTCAGCAATATGGGCAAGACGGCCTTCTGCCTCAATTTTCTGTGGAATAATATGGACACATACCCTTGTACCTTGATGGGTAACGAGTATGAGGCTGGGAAGTTCAAGCGCCGAGTTTCAAAGATGGATTGGTGTAATCCTATCACGGAGGATGGGAAACCAAAATTTGAGTTGATTCAAAGATATGATCGCTGGAAGGACATCATCAGGCCAGACAATATCAATATTATAGACTGGATAAATCTATCAGACAATTTTTATCAGATTGGGTCCATAATACAGGGAATCAAAAGTAAGCTAAAAAATGGCATCGCAGTGATCTCATTGCAAAAATCAGAAGCTAAATCATTAGGATTAGGTGGGGGATTTTCAGAACATTTGGCTAGCTTTTATCTGTTAATAGATTTTGAGAGACTAACAGTAAAAAAGTGCAAAGAATACTATGGGGATAATCCGAACGGTAAGGTGTATGGCTTCTCCTTGACAAACGGTGTGAAGTTTGGGAACATCAGGGAATTGCAGAAATGCAGGGGGTGTGGCGGTTCAGGTAGAGGTAGAGGGGGCGATTGTGACACGTGTGAAGGTAAAGGATACATTGATGCTTTATAATTACCGGCCAAAGTACTCACCACAGTGGGTACAGAAGTCCCACGTTCCAGAGGGAAAGAAGGGAGGCATAGTGCTGTGATGAATAAAGAGGGACCCAAGGAACGCAAGGAGGATAGATTAAAATGGACGGATTGACTATTGTGGTAGCTCTAAATGGATTAGCCATAGTCCTAGCACTTGTGGGGATTGCTTGGGCTATCCGAGACAGGAGGTGAACCCATGACCTCACAGACGCAAAGCTCTGCGACTGCGTGGCTACTGACTGATGAAGAGATGGCAGAGGTACAAGGAGATAAAGACGCTTGCTTAGCGGTTATAAGTGGATTTGGTTCCTGTGGAGGCTGCTGTGACAAGTGTTGGCAACAACTGAAGAAGGAGGCTGGGAGAAATAATGGCAACTAAATTACGGTTTACTGAGACGATGCTCAAACAGCAGGTAAAGGACCTACTCAACCAGTTAGGTTATTATAACTGGCCCGTGACGGCAGGACTAGGGAGTCACCCAGGGCAGCCGGATAGAATAGCACATATTCAGGGCCAGGGTATCGATATCGAGTGCAAATTACCAAAAGGGAAGCTGAGCGAACACCAATTAGCCTTTCAGGAACAATGCAAGAATGACGGGATTGAATATTGGGTAATCCGTTCCATAGAGGAACTAATAGGAAAGCTAGAGTGGTTTACTGCACGAAAAATGGATTTGATATAAATTGAGCTAAGGGTGGTGAAGCCATGAAAGAGCAACCAATCTTATTTTCGACGAGGGGGTGATCCCCACTGTGGCGAGGACTTTAATGGGCATACCGGATTGGGATAGCTTCTGGTGGCCACCAAGAGATATTACTTTTACCAGAGATCAGGTTTTGTGGCTGATCTATATGCTTCCTTTGCTCACCGAAGGCTGCTGGCCTCGTGATCCCAATCAGAGTTCTATTGATGTCCCGGGTCCCAGGCTTGGGATAAAGAGTTTTAGAGCACCATTTGAAAATGCCTGTATGGTAGCGGCGGAAATAGAGGCGAGATTACAGAGGACTGGGCTAGCGGGTAAAGTTCTTTACTATCAACTGAAGGCAGACTGCACCTGGGGAGACTTAGAGAAGTCAGCACGGTCTGCCTTGTATTATTGCTGCGGCTGGAAAAGAAAGGCTCAACCGTATTCAATCTGGCTCGCTGATAGAAAAGATCGCCTCCGATTTTAGTAGAATTATCAGACGCATAGCAGCCATTCTGAATTGGGGATATGCCCATTTGAGGATTTGATAAGATGGTATCCTATGATCGCTGGGGTAAACTTTACAACCTCACCGGCTTTGAGGCACGTAATCATTGTAGCTGGTGTGGCGTTGAGGTAAAAAATAGACGTTACTGCGGCGCAGTTCACTCATATGATTATGCTGTTCATTTTAGATGGCCGGAGGCCTCCAGCGCTGCCCTGAAGAGAGCAGGAGGCAAATGTGCTGACTGTGCCAAAGAAGCTAAGTCTGCCAGCGAACTTCGTGTGCATCACATGCAGCCTCTTGATGGGGGATTGAGAGGCTGGAATATTCTCAACCGTCCTGAGAATCTAGTAGTCCTCTGCCCCTCCTGTCATGGTAAACGACATGCAGAGCTGAACAGTACCAGAAGATTGAAGAGACCCGAAAGGCAACTAAGGGCAGGACAAATGGAGTTAGGGGTATAATCTATTTTCGTATTGATACTTTGTCACCTATAACCATACCGCAAAAACCTATAATTTTATAGGTTTTGTGCTTAAAAAAACAAGGCTGAAAAGGGGCTTGACAAACTCAAAAATGTGTGCTATATATTAGGTATAATTCGATAGTTATGAATAGCCCCACGTGGGGCTATTTGTTTTGGAGGAGGCAGTGACTACTTATCCCCTCTGGCTATGCTGTGAACAGCAATCTCAACAGGTACTCAGGAGGCTCATGCCCATTGGCTGGCAGCCTAATGTGCTATACCAAGCTGATGACACCGAGACTGTTAAGGAGGTTGACCGGATACTAAGAGAGAGGCCAAAGGGGGAGTTAGCTAAGATCCTGAGCGGCAAAGGAATAGCCCCACAATGTAAGCTTGTGGGGTAGCCCCGGACTAGCCAGGGCGTTTACGTACTTTACCCACTCGCAGACGCAGAGCTTTGCGACTGCGTGAGGTGAGTACTTTAGGATTGCCACGTTTACGAGGACTTTTCCAATCGTAGGATTTACAGGCTGGGCAGCACTGAGGCTTCTGTACCCGGCCTTCCCAGGTGTGGTTGCAGCGCAGACATATACACCTGCGTATCATTGTGTCTCTCCTTTCTGCGCTTGTTCCTTTTGGTATTCGTCGTCATCAAGGAAATATTTGTCTAAATTCATGTTACGCATCAGCCCCATTACAAAGCGGTCATAATTGCTTGTTCCAGCGATATGATGCACATCAATCTCCTTGATGATACTGCGAGTCTCAAAATCCCGAACATATACCTTATTCATTACTTATTTCCTTCTCTACCTGCCTCCCGGGGTCAGGCTACATCTCCTGGAACACTAACATACTGCCCTTTGGCAATTTGCTTTGCATGTATGCCACAATATAGTCCACCGGGCCCTTTTCCTCGTCTGAGTTCACACTGGTGGAATAGCATAGAACGACCACCATCAGATACACTCGCAATGCATTTGGTGACATCTTCTGTAATCCCAGCTTCATTCCCAGCCCATTGTCTATATCTCCTCATGCTTCTCCTTTCCTGCCTGCCCACCGGGTCAGGCTAGCTTTTTGAAATAATCCTGGCTAGCTTCTATACTAACCAAGTTATGAGTGTTGTCATCTACTTCAACTCTGGCATGGTCCTGTAGTGCTGTTCGATTCTCAATGTGCTGTGTATAACTTACTCGGCCACTGCAGAATAGTCCATCGTGTTCAAAGATTACCTTATCACCTATTGCTAGTTTCATCTGTCCCTTCTCCTTCTATGCCTGGCCTCTCGGCTCAGGTCTTATGCTGAATACATATTGCGATCTCTCGTTTCCGTGGCTTGTTCCAGTTATAACTCTTACAGGCTGGGCAGCACTGAGGCCGCGAGTCAATGCGAGGATTCCACTGGTGGCCACATCTTTGGCAAATACACGGCCTTGTGTTATCGTAAGGGGGAGCTTCACCTAAAAAGCGGTGGCTAGAACGATGACAAGAATTGCATAACAATATTAAATTATCAGCGCTATTGTAAATTTCTTTATTACTCACTGTTGAGAATATATGATGTATATGTCCACTTTTGCCAACGTTGAACCCACACTTAGCACATTTACCTTCATATTTTTGAAGTATAAACCTTTTAATTTTAGGTGATGGTGATAATAATTGTTGTATTCTTTGCCTGGATAAGCCAACAGCTTCAGCAATTTGATTATAACTAGCACCTTGAAGTTTTAACTGAAACATTAAACTCTTATTTACCATTTTTATCCTTCTTAGTAGTGGTTGCACCACATCGTTGACAACGATAGCGTTGTACTTTGTGGCTTCCAGACCATACCATTCCAGCTTTGTGCATGGCGTGGTTACATTTGGGACAATTCATTAAATAACCTCCTTTCCTTTCATTGCATATACTATATCATATTATACTATACTATGTCAAGGGGCAATCAAAGCTAATCGAAGCTGGTTGAACGTGGTTTACCCACTGTGGTGAGTACTTTTGAAAAGTTATGAAAAATAGTAATAAACTGACTGAAAAGCAGGAACGGTTCACCCTCAATCTGTTCGAGGGCATGAGCCAACGGGAGGCTTATCTTAAGGCCGGTTATTCTTCTAATATGCTTCCGGCTACGCTTGACCAAAATGCCTGTCGGTTAGCCGCAAATAGCAACGTACTAGCAAGACTAGGGGAGTTACACCAACTAGCAGTAGATTCTTCAATCGCCTCAGTCATGGAACGCCAACAAATACTAACTGAAATCGCCAGAGCCAAAATAACTGACTACCAGGAGCAAGGAGCTGATGGTGGCTACATCAACATCGGGCCGGAGAAGCCTAACACCAGGGCGATTAGCGAGATAGTAGCTACCACTAAATACGATGCCAACGGAGCCAATCCTACTCTGATTAGCCGCATCCGGCTGCACAGTCCCACTCAGGCCATTGATCTGCTCAACAAAATGGATCGGTTGTATGCGCCTGATACCACGATCAACATAGACAACCGGAGCATAACAATCAACACTGTGGAGATAGTCAAGGATTATGGTGAAAGTCCTCACCTCAGTGGGGAGAAAACCTTAATTAAATAACAGGTTTTGAGACAGACCGGAAGTTTTCTTCTGGTCAAGAAGTGAAGTTTTCTTCCTATCAGAAATACAGTAAGGTGATACGTTAGATACTTAATCAAACATCGTTTTAGCTTCAAAGTGGTGTCGGTTTTGGCACTAAAAAAGGTCTAAAAAGACCCTAAAACCGACACCAGAGGGAGGAAGAAAATGATTAAACACAGACAGGTTATTAACGAAAAGACCGGCGAGGTATACCACGTTGATGCTCAGTACTTTTCTGAGTGCATGACTGACGAAGGATATCGCTTCCCTTACCACAAAGCCGGAGCCAGATTATTTGAGGGGGTGATGTTCCCTAGTGGGATGACTGATGCTGAGATAGGACGTATGTGCATACTGTCTAAACTGATGATAGGGCAGACTAACATGCTTGGCTATCGGCGAGGCAAGAATATTATGGCCTATACAGCTCAAGAGATTGGCGAGTTGATAAGAGTCAAAAGAACCCAGGCGTTGCGTTTTGTCAATCGTATGTGCAAGTTCAGAGTGATGCAGCGTATCAATACCAATTCTGGCTCGCAGTATTATCTTAATCCCGCTTATTTTATGGCTTCAGGCAAGCGCCTATCGTTAGACCTGTTCCTGCTATTCAGAGATGAGATAACCCCCATCCTTCCGGCCTGGGTAATAAACGACTTTCTAAGGCAAGCTAAAGAAAAGCAGGTACAACAGCCCAGAATAATCAGCGAGGCTGAATGGCTGGTCAGCCACAGAACAGGGGCTAAATGCCAGTAGCAACACTCGTTAAACCCTTCCGTGAGGTGCTGCTCGGTGGTAAGCTCCGAGTCAACCTGCACCAGGGCCAGACTATCGCCTGGGATGCCTCTGAGCGTTACGTGGTGGTCTCTGCGGGCACGCAAAGCGGCAAGACGTGCCTGGGCCCTCACTGGCTGAAGAGAGAGATTGATTATTGGCTAAATAGCAATCCCACGGAATCAGTAGACTTCATGGCTGTGAGTGCTACCTTTCCCCTTATGAACCTCAAGATGTTACCTGAGTTCTTGCAGGTGTTCAAGATACTTTTGAGATTGGGAGAGTACAAGGCATCTGATAGAGTATTTGAGAGTTCTGAGAAGTTGCGAGGCGGGTCGTTGTGGAAGGTATTCTTGGGATCCGCTGAGAATCCTGATTCTTTGGAGTCGGCAACAGCTAGAGCTGCATGGCTTGATGAGCCCGGGCAAAAGAGGTTCAAGCGTGAGTCAATGGAGGCTATAGACCGCCGGGTGTCGCTACATCAGGGAAGGATATTATTCACCACCACACCTTATGTCTTTGGATGGTTCAAGCGTGAGGTCTATGATCGGGCAATGCGTGGTGACCCCGGGTATAAGATGGTCAACTTCCGTTCAACCATGAACCCCAACTTTCCACAGGCAGAGTACGAGACACAGAAGGCCAAACTCCCCCGCTGGAAGTTCCGAATGTTCTATGATGGTGTATTCGAGCGTCCAGCCGGACAGATTTATGACTCATTCAATGTCGAGTCCCAGGTTATCAAGCGCTTTGAGATACCGCTATCGTGGCCGAGATACGCAGGGCAAGACTTTGGCCCAGTACACACAGCGGCTGGGTTCTACGCTGCGGAACCTGCAACTGGCAATATATTCCTCTATCGTACTTGCAAATCAGCATCAAAAATGAGTGTTCATGAAAATGTAGTGTTGTGGCGTAGCGAGATGCACAAGGATGCTACGGGCAAGATTGATGAACAGATATTCAAACGTGTAGGGGGAGCTAAGGGGGAGTCTGGCTGGCGTGATGCCTACGCCGCTGAGGGCTGGCCGATAGCTGAACCAAAGATAACAGGCCCCGGCTCAGTTGAGTTGCAGATAGACCGGGTTTATGCTCTCCATAAGCTCAATAAGATATTTGTCTTTGATGACCTGAAGGAATATCTGGACGAAAAGGAATCGTTTAGCCGGGAGCTTGACGATTCGTACAAACCCACGGACAAGATCGAGGACGAGGCAGATTATCATTACCTAGCGGCTGAACGATATATCCTATCCGACTTCACCCCTGAGACTGTAGCAAGGCATGTCACTCCGTTACCACCACACCGTAATTATTTGCGAGGTAATTAGATGCCCAAAAAGCAAGAGATTACTCTAGAGTACATCAATAAACTGGCAACGCAACGCAAGAGTGATTATAGCACGTTGCGAGAGGAACAAAAAAAAGATGATGAGCTGGTGGAGGGCATTGAGGACATAGGCATCAAAAAGCCGTTTAAGACGGTGCGGACTGGTAAGGCACGGGGTATCATCTACACGTTGGCTGAGCGGATATTTACTGATAATCCTACCGATGTGACCGAGCCGAGACGGGCGACCAAGGTAGAGGAGGAACGCAACACCAAGCGGAAGCTGTGGATAAATGCCCGCATGAACCAGTTGATGCAGGATTCGCCTAACCCGATAGACGAGAATAAGATCAAGGGACCGATGCGCGGCGAGTGCTTCTTCAAATTGACTCATAACCCTGAGTGGCTGGACCTCTATTACAACGAGCCGAAGGGTAAAAACAAAAAAGAGGACTGGGAAACCAGTCTGATTGATAAAGTACCTGTAGTCTGGTCTGCTCCAGATCCGATAGTGGTATATCCTAGTCCGATGAAGGACAGAGGTGTACCCCAAAATGTTATTGAAATATACAACCGGACAGTAGAGGATGTTCAGGTGTCCTGGCCGAACTGGAGCAACCTTAAGCATCGTAAAATGTCCGAAACAGTGGAATGGCAAGAGTATTGGGATGCTGATGTAAGATGTTTTCTGGCTGATAATGAGCCAGTGTTGAAGGGTGAGATACAACCTAATCCTTATGGCTTCGTGCCTTATGTGCATGTCTACGCTGGATTTGGCTACAAGTCACATGAGGGCAAGCTGGAAACACTAGCCCGGAGCCTTTTATATCCTTTGCGTGACTTACTGATGGAATATCAGAGAATGGAATCTTATCTTGATTCTCTCATTGCTTTGTATGCGTTTCATATCATCAAAGTGAGAGCACG